CCTCCACGTATTTTACGGCGGAGGCGGGAAACCCGACGGCCGTAAAATACGTGGAGGGATTCTTAAAGGAGGACCATCGCGCCTCGACAATTTCAACCGATACCAAGAGACTGACACAGATAGCTGTCGCCGAGCTGTTCGGGGTCGAGCGGCAGACTATACGAAACTGGGAGGACAAGTATAACTGTCCCCGCAACACCGATAAGACTTACGACCTGGCCAGGGTGATTGCCTGGTATAAAGAATACGCAGGCTCGCAGGCATCGCCTAAAACCGATTCAAAAGACAAGCTTCGGGACTGGAAGGCGGAAAAAGAAAGGCTGAATGTCCTTGAGCGGCAAAAGCAATTGATACCAAAAGAGCAGGTGATCATCGATTATCAGGGCCGGTGGCAGAATATAAACAAGAAGATTATTTACAAGCTGCGTGACATTGCAGCTTCTTGTCACGGTGAGAGCGCAGATGAGATAGAGAAAATACTTTTGAGTTACTTCGATACACTCAAGCAGGAATGGAAGGATGTGCCGGAATATCTTGACCTTTCGGATAAGGCCAAAAAAATATTTACGGACCTTTTAGCTATAATTGAGCGCGAAAATGCAGTTGCTTGACGATAAATTAAAAATAACACCGTTGTTCGAGGAAGAGATCGAGCTTCTTTCCCCGCGGTTAAAACCAAAACTCATAGACTGGCTCGAGAGTAAATTTTATTTGAGCGGCGGAACAGCGGCGTTAGAGGGTTTCTGGTCACGCGAATACGGGCCTTACTTTGTGCCTATCGCCGAATGGTTCGATGATCCCATGATAAGGGAGATATGGGTATTCGGCCCGACACAATTCGGCAAGTCAACGTTTCTTACCGGTTGTTCGGGTTATATTGTCGATTGCTCGCCGGGACCTACAATGCTGATAATGCCTACCAAGGACGATGTTCGCAATCGAATCGAATCACGTATTCGACCGATGTTCGCCGCCAACGAGGACCTGCTTTCTCACGTAAGAGGCAAGAGGGTGACAAATATTTTTATAGGTAAACAGACTGTGATGGACCACATGAACCTGTATATCGGCTGGCCTACCACTCCGCAGGCCCTGGCGGACAAACCCTGCTGCTATTTATTTCCCGATGAGACCGGCAAGTACCCGGCTGTTGTCGGTGAGGAGGCCAGCCCGATAGACCTGATGAGGAAAAGACAATTATGGTTCAAGACTCGCAGTAAGCTCGTGGCAATGACAACACCTGTCACCGCCGGCGACCTGTCCGATATGGAATGGTCACGAGGTGACAGGTGCGAGTGGTGGGTGCCGTGTATGAAGTGCGGACGCTGGCATCAGATAGACAGGCACAATGTCGATATCGATAAGAAAAAAGATGGCGGGTACCACGAAGAGAACTACTATAAAACAGGCAATCATTATCGATATATATGTCCCAAATGTAAGAACGCCTGGACGGAAGATGATCGCTGGCGGTCTGTTTGTGCCGGCATCTTTGTTCCCGGTTATACCCGTCTTAATGAAGATGGCAAACCTCTCGATGAGATCCGTTTTACGAATTACAAAAGCTGCCGGATACATTTGTTGATGCTTCATAAACGTCTGGACCCGATGAGAATCCTGGTTACCGAATACGTACATGCAATGAAGCAACTGGATGGCGGCAATATTCAGCCGTACAAGGATTTTAGGAACAGCCGGGAAGCTTTACCCTGGAAAGAAAAACAGATGCAGACCGATATCGAGCGGCTGAAAAGTCATATCGGCAGCTACGAGAAGGGGATTGTGCCGGTGGGTGTGGAGATGCTTGTTGCCGGGCTCGATGTTCAGCTCGACCATGTATGGTTTATGGTATTCGGATTCGGTTATCTGGGCGAGTGGTGGACCATCTTCGAGCAGCGAATAGAGACCGGGCCGACCGACCGGGTGGAAAATTTAGAGAAGCTGCTGCCGTACCTGATGATGGGTTTTCCCCTGGAAGAAAACAGGACTATTGAGATGCACATTGCACTTAGCGCGATCGATACCAAATACCATTCCGATAGTGTCAAGGCATTCTGTGTTCGTTGTATCGGGGCCGCGCCGATTATCCCGGTTGCCGGTGACGATAGTTTGAAAAAACAGATGACACGTGTGAGCAAAGAATCCGGTGGAATTGTCAATGTCTATCACTTGAACACCTGCGTTTATAAGGACAGAGTATTTAGAAGCTACTTCGAGTCCACTGAGTCCGGCCCGGGCTACGGTCACTTCCATAAGGACACCGAATATATTGTTCTGCAGCATTTCTGCGCCGAGGAAAAGGTCATCGAACGCAAGGGCGAGCGGATTAGCTGGATCGGCTGGAAGCCGAAAAAGGGTGGCTTGCCCAACCATTACTGGGACGATGCTTATTACGCCCTGTCCGCGGCAGATATCGCGGGACTCTGGACGATACCGAACCCGGAGACAGTGAAGCAAGCTCCGCAGAAAGTGACGGATAAGACTAAGCCGACTAAATACGATTCGAGGGCGAGGCTTTGAGAAAGTAAAAAGTGAAAAGTGAAAAGTAAAAACGAAAGGCAGATGACATGATTGTTAATCCGTCGAAAGAAGAATTAAATATAATTCGGAAAATAAAGATACTGGAATCAGACTTACACTGGTTGCAATGCAAAAGGGGAATTGATAATCGCAGCAAAAGAATGATTGATAATTGGATTGGTAATTACGATTCATATAGGTGCGTGATTTGGAAAATATAATCAATAGTCAATAGTAAATCGTAAATCGACAATGAAAGGCAGGTGACACATGGAACAATGTAAAGAATGTAAATATTGGGAAGAAACAGAAGATTTTCGATATTATAAAGGCGAAGATTATGATGATTATGCTGTTGGTTTTTGCCATAGATATCCGCAAACATTAGATTGTGATGATTTAAGTAATAAAGGTTTTATTGAAACAAGAGATATTGATTGGTGTGGTGAATTTCAGCCCAAAAAACCTGAACCGGATAAAACACCAATATTAGATTTGTGTTTATCAAGAAGATTGGAGAATATTTTCGAGCGTGAAGGATTTAAAACAATCGGGCAATTAATTGAAAAACCATTTACATATTTTGCACATTTAGATGGTTTGGGAGAAGCAAGCCATAGAGAACTAAGAAGAAAATTAAGTGAGTGGATAAAGGAAAATAGTCAATCGTAAATCGTAAATAGCAAATAGAAAATGAAAGGCAGGTGACATTATGGAAAATCCTTCGAAAGAAGAATCAATTACCGCTCTAAAAATAAAGATATTGGAATCAAAATTACACTGGATGCAATACAAAAGGGGGATAGTTAATTGTAGCAAAAGGATGACTGATAACTGGATCGGTATTTATGATTCAATGCTGATTGATTTGGAAAATATAGACACTAGTCAATAGTAAATCGACAATGCCTCTAGACGGTGACATTTTGGAAGAAAACGACGTTGAAACAGCCGGAACCGGCGGCGGGATATGCGTGGTATGGTACTGCGTAAAGTGCCCGGGCTGTAAATCAAAGAATGTCATTGTCACTACCAGTAGATATGCGCCCTATCGCTATCAAAAGTGCAACGATTGCGGCCTGAATTTTACCAGCTTAGAGGCCAATTTCGACCCTGAAATACCGCCTTTGACCAGCACAATTGCACAAAAAAGCCAGGAAAATAGGCAAAAAGAGGAAGAAAATGTAAGAAAAAACCCCGATATTTGGGCCAAAAGGGCACGTTTATAAAAATATTTCACCTGTTTCCTACAACGTATGAAGCCACATCTTCAAGCACCCACTACATATAGTGTATTCTGAACCGCATGGCATACACGTATGCACAACAACTTGATTTTGTTCAGGCGGCAATCAGGGCCCTCGAAACCGGTAACGTGGCCGAGTATTCAGTGGATGGAATCACATATCGGTATCACGATCTTAAAACTCTTTATGACCGCGAAGAACGCCTGATGAAAATGGCCGCCAACGATGGCCCTATGGAGCAACGGGTAATAGAAACGTGAGTAAGACCAGGAGTAAAATCGGTTCCAAACTGGACAACGCTATCAGCGTTTTATCGCCGGGGTGGGGCTATAAAAGGAAGCGAGCGAGGTTCAGCTACGATGCACTAAAGAACCTGCGACAGCTTCCTTCGCGGACCACTACGGACTCGACCGCAGATAACTTCCTGACCGAACGCGCCCATGGGCAGTTAAGAGCGATTGCATACGATTTGGCAATGAATAATCCGCTGGTCAAGGGGATGCTGCTGACCGAAGCCGATGCTGTGATAGGGACGCGACTGAATATCCAGGCGCGCACGGACGATGAGGTATTCAATAAAGAGTCGGAGGCGGGGTTTAAGGAAGAGATGATAGACTCACCATGCGATATAACAGGCAGGTTCAACTTTATTCAGGTAATGCACAAGTCATTCCTGAATTACCGCACGGCGGGTGACTTCTTCTGGCTGTTTTTAGGGGATGAGTTCCAAATGTGCGAGGGCAGCCAGTGCGGAACGCCTATGGGCCTTAAAGATCCCGATAATTTCAATGTTACTAACGGTGTGGCGACCAGTAAAAAGACCGGCAAAGTAATCGGTTACTATCTCGGCAAGTCGAATAAATGGGGTTATATCCAGCCCGATTCGTGGAAAAAATACAAGGCCGAAAATGTCCGGCATATATTCAACCCGGACAGGGTAACTTATACCCGCGGCGAGCCGGTACTGACCAGCTCGGTCACTTCTATAAAGGCGCTCTGGCGGAATATAAACGATGAGCTGGATGCGGCCTCGCTCAATGCGATGCTTGCAACTTATATCACAGTTAGTAATCCGAACAGGGCACCTCTACCATATACACTGGGACGCTATCCAACCGGCCTCACCGCCGACAAAAAAAAGGTTGAGCAATTAGAATCAATGACGGTCAAGTATCTAAACCAGGATGAAAAAATCGATACGATAATGGC